TATTTTCAATTTCTTTCTGTAAATTAGCTAAAGCCCTCCAAGCTACTTTCGCAGAATGTCTAATTCCGTCAGTGTCTATTGTGCCTGCTTCTAATAAGTGTCTAGTCAATGCATCTAACTCATCGCCTGATTTACTTCTGTCCCAGTGTAAAGGCTTATCTGGATTGTGTTGGTCGTTACCTACCTTAGAACATCTAGCTACTGCTCTAATAGCGTCAGGGAAGTAGTTAAGTACTCCAGAGAATACAGGTGTATCTTTTCTCTGCTGTGCATAATCCTGCTGAGCAAATGGTGGGTTATCTAATAAATCAGTCTTAAGCTCTGCTTCTAAATTGTCAATGTATTTCTCTAGTAAGGCATCGTATGTAATTGTCATAGTTTAGTTTTATTAAAGGGGGCTTTTACACCCCCATTGTTATTATTGGTTTAAAAATTGCTTATATGCAGTGTTATTAAGTTTGAACTGTACGCCATCAGTATTGCTCTGCATTATATACTGTAAGGTCCCTGCTGCAGTTACTGTAGTCTTTATTAGCTTAATATCTGTAGAACCGTCAGAAGGACTGCTAAACTTAGGCTTGCCTGCTAGTACTCCGAAGTGTACCTTATGACCCATATACTTTCTAAGCTTTACGTACATAGCCTCAGTAGATACAATGTCACCTACGTTATAGTCAACCATCTTCTTGAGGTATTCTTTCTGCTGCTTCTTATTACCTTCTTGAATCATATCCCACATCTTAATTCCTTCGTGAGTCTGTTTATTTTCAACGTTAAGGAACTTAGTAATGTAGTCCATTGAGTAGGACGGTAATCTAAATAGTCTCTTAGTCTGCTTCATAATATCAAATGACTTAACAAAAGTATTAAATACTAATCCGTGCTTCATAGCTCTAGCATTAACCCATCTGTTATCGAATCTGTCATTATTTTGACCTACTAACATATCAGCTTCATTATACTTAACTAAGAATTTAGCTAGCATCTTTTTGTCACATTGGTTCTTATCCCACGTTAAAGCGTGTATTTTGTCCTCACCTAACCATTTGTATGATATAGATATAATCTTAGGCTCTGAACATAACTGCTTATGTCCTACGTACTGCTTACCAGTCCACCATACATTAGCTTTGATTCTAGAAGTTTCAATATCATATATTAAAATCTTAAAGTCACTAGATAACTCAGCTCCAGTTAGTCCTAGGTTCTTAGCCCATTTTCTAACAGTTCTAGTCGTAACTCCAAACGTAGAAGCTAAATTAGATTGAGTATCTGTCTTAGATACGTCTCTATTATAAGCTGCTACTATTAGAGCTTTGTCGTCTTTACTTAGGTTTTTAAATTCCATCTTATTGGTTTTTAGAATAATTGTTTTTTACTTTATGTTTAATTTTCTCATCTATTAATTCGGATACGTGATATAGTTCCGATGCTAGTCTTTTATAAGACTCAGGGTCTGTCTCGTTCTTACCAGTAGAATGTAACCACTGCAAACGAGTTGCAAGCTCATCAGCTAAACTGATTAAGCCTGCTTTACTCATTTTCTTAAGCTTCTTAGTTGTTAGCTCCTTCATAAACTAATTTTAAGTCAGATACTACTTTAGCTACACAAGGGGAACAGTTAGAAACTACTCTCTTAGCTGAGAATACAGCATTGTATATCTCTATAAGCTTTAACTGAATAGGTCTGTTTACTGAATATACTTTCTTAGCAAAGAAACCCTTTAAGAATTTATAGTGCTCATTAGATAAGTCATTTAGTTTACGACGTGGAAACATTTTGTTAAGTTTCTCAGCTCTGGCTGCACAACCACAATCATCTACGACTGCTTCAACTACTGCCTTTATACCAGTAACTTCTGTTACTTTAGTTATGATGTCACCTAGACCTTCTTCTTTGCCTGCTTCGCCTAGAATATCTAGTACTACTGCTTTCTTGATTCTGAGCTTCTGAGCAATCTTACCTGCTTTAACTCCAGTATCGAATAATTCGAATACTTTTTCATTAATTGATTTTTCCATAATTTAAGGTTTAATTATTAATTGATACAAAGATAATACAATTTTTGTAATATCCAAACTTTTTAACACTTTTTTTTAAATTAAATCGTAATCACCATTGAGATAGTCCTGATAATCTTCAAACAACTTTTCTGCAATGATTAACTTTGATTTCTTTATAGATAGATATATAGTCCTGATACCTATTCCTGATTCTTCTGCTATTGACCTGAATGATTTGCCAGATGTTAGGTAAGTTTCAAATAGCTTATAATCCCACCATTTAGCGTGCTCTTTAAGGACCTCGTACATTTTAGCTTCTATAGCTTCAGTGCCTAATTTGTCTTTATCCATACCGTGGTCAATCCAGTTGAATTTCTCTTCGAAGTCATACTGGTCCCCTAAGTGACTAAACTTAAGATTAGACTTCTTTTTAATTGCATTTAGAATTATAGACCTTAGTACAAAAAACATATAGCCTTTAGACACTTTGTCTTTAGTTACTACTTTGTCATATAAATCATCATAACGTGACAGTCTTAAATATGCTTCCTGAACGAAGTCTTCTGCATAATTAATGACCTCTAAGTTATTACCTGCTATAGCTTTAGCCATAACTATGTACTCTGAATGGTACTGGGATAATAATGTAAGTGCTTTATTAGTATTCATTTTATTAGAATTTTAAGTTAGGTGAAGGCTCTTCGCTAGCTGAGTGGTCTATAACATCTTTACCTGCTACCGTAAATGATACATTACCTGCCATCATTCTTAGGCTTATAGGTGAATCCATACTAGTAGGGCGTCCTCCAGTTTCCGTCTCTTTTACTTTTACGACGTGAATATCTGAGACCATCCATCTGTCTGGACTTTGAGTATATCTATGAACCGATATTACATCATCAGCTCTATTACCCCATTTTCCACCACCTTCAACGTCTGCCATACTACAAGGCTGAGGTAATCCTTCAAATTCGTGACCTGCAGGATGTTTACGTCTTAAGGCTTCTGTAACTGCGTGAGCATTTAACCATAGTGAAACATTGTTTTCTTTACAAAATAATCTAAGCTCTGAAGCTATTTGGTAGTCATACTCGTGACCTCCTACGGACCTAAGTAATGCAGGGTCCTTTATAAGTGAGTTATAAGGGTCAACTAGTAAACCGTCATAGTGCCATACATCTAGAATCTGTTTCGCTTCTGCCATTAACGTTCTAGCTGAATACAGTTTATCTACTTGTATGATTCTAAAGTGGTCATTAATCCATTCCATCTCTTTCTCAATCTTCGCATCTGGTATTTGTTGAATAGGCTTCCCTGTTCTAAATTCTAGAAGTTTTCTAGCTATGCTATAGTCTGAGTTTTCAGATGAAAATATTAACCATTTCAAATCGTGCTTCATTGCGTAGGCTAACATCATAAACAAGATGACAGTAGTCTTTCCTGTATTAGCGTGTCCTACACATATATTAAATGCACCTTTCTTGTATCTTAAATATTGGTCTATCTCTTCAATATCTAAGCCCATTCCCTGCTCTATTCTATCATACTTTACATCGTAAAGCTTTTCTTTTAATTTATTTATATCTGTTAACATAAGGGAGTTTTTTTTAGTGAGAATAATAAAGGGCAGCCGATTAAAACTGCCCTGTTGTGGGTTTTACTTAGAAAGGTAAGTCAGGAGTCTCACGCCCTGCTAATGACTGTTCGCTAGCTTCTGTCTGACGTTCTACTTTGTCAGCTGCTGCTATAGTTCCGTCACTAGTCCATACTACACGACCATTTCCAACGTATTGTTTAGCTTCTTTAGCTTCACGCTGCTCTTTAGATTGCTCATTTGAAGCAGATACGTTTTGACCGTACTGGTTAGTATCGTCGTTTACGAATACTGTAATGTTAGCCCATCCTTTGTCGTTGAATGTAAGTTTTTCTTTGTTTAATCCGATTGTGATAATTGAACTCATAATTTTAATTTTTAAGGTTTATATTAATTATTGTACAAACATACGAAATATAATTGACGTATGCAAGTTTTTTTGTATTTATTTTAATTTATTTTTTAATTCAGGTGATACACTATACTTTGACTCAACTTGAGACATAGTAGCTTTGCCAGACTTAAGTGCAGTAACTACTTTAAGGTAAGCTTCAGAGTTTTCTACTAGAGCAGGCTTTGCTGACTTACCGTGCGTGTTAGTAGCATCGGCATCTTTAGTGTCATCTAATAAGAATAGACCACCTAGAGCGTATTTACGTGCATAAGAACTAGAAGCTCCAGAAGCTTGTGCTTTGTCCATACCTTTTCTGTTAAGGTCTAAACCTGCCTGAGCTTTTACGTTGATTACTTTCTCACCGTCTGTAATAGTTGCAGTAGATTCTACAAATAACTCACCTGCTACTTCGATTACTTGGTCAGAGATACTAAGGAATACACCATACTTAAAGCAGATAGGTTTTGCTGCTTCGAATATATCCTCAGCGTTTCTGTATTTATACTTTCCAAAAGAATTGTACTGATTCTTAGGAGCTTTAATTTCGTTTTGAATTTTAACTAATGCTTCAATCATAATTATTTATTTAAGGGTTTATTAATAAGGTCTATACTGTTTTCGATAAGCTCATAGATTCTAGTGAGGACCTGAATCTCATTTAGTGCAGATAACTGAGCTTTCATTAAAGTGTCTACATCTACTAGAGCAGGAATAACTCCTTCTATTTTAAGCTCTATCTCTTCTAGGTCTTTATAAGCAAAGAATAACTTAGCTTCTAGCTTATTACTCATTCGCTCATTTACTTGGTCTGTTGTTAACATAATTTAAGGGTTTAATTGTTTAATGCAAATATATGTAAAATAATATTACTGTGCAAGTTTTTTAACACTTTTTTTTATAATACTATTGACACTACAAAGATACACATTATTTATTAACCACCAAACTTTTTACTAAAAATTTTGTATTTTTTTTATTTCTGCTAATTTATCTCTGAAGGACTCAAAGATTTCAAGGTATTCGTGCTCCATTAATTTAAAGATTTGACGTGAATCCTGCAGCAAAGTCTCTGCTAATTCAGTACCTATATTTAAAGAATATTCGAATTGACGCCCATACTCGAACCTATTACACTTCCTGCACTGAGCATTTACATTGCGTTCGTCCCACCTAGTAGCTAGTTGACCTCTAGATATAAAGTGACCTGCATCTGACTCTGTGAAGTGAATTGGCTTTTTACAAGATATACATTGACAGTAACCTGACTCATTGTCAGCATCTCTTCGTCTAATGTACTCGTGAAATGGTTTGTCTATTTTAGTTTTCCAGTATTTAAGCGTTTTCTTTTTAGCCATTTTGTAGATATAAGTAGATGCAGTGACTAGGATAAAACCCTACTAAAAACCTAGCCACCTTGTGCATCTGAATTGTAATGTCTGACTTTATTTAAAAACAATATTTAGGACAATTTGTCACGTTTTAAAAATAACTGTCAAAAAACTTGCGTATGTCAAAAATTTTACGTACCTTCGCAACACTTTGTATCAAACTAACTTACATAAATCTAACTTACTATAGAGTCAAGCTTCTTTAGTAGAAGTTACTTTTAGAGTCAAGATACTCTGAGAGTCAAGCTTCTTTAGAGTTCAGTTAGTGATTTACTCAGAAGTTACTTTTTACGTATACGCCTTAGCTAATTTTATTTGCCAATGGACTTATATTTCTCAAGTCCTCTAGAACCAAAGTAAGCAATATATATACCTAATAAAAGAGATTTAAGTAAATCAATCCATTCAGAAGGTACAGAAACCTCTGGTGTAAAAGTGTCTAAGTATATTAGTAGCATAGTAAATACAGTTAAAAATATTAGACTTAGAGGTCTAACGTTCTTACTTAGTAAACTATCTGAAGCCATATCACTGGACCAACGTTCTGTAACTGACTCCATCTCTTGGATATCTAGTTGCATAACTGTCAAAGCGAATGCTCTCTCTTCATCGGTCATACCGTTGTCTTTATCGGATATAACATCTATGGCAGCTTTCCAGTTACCACTAACTACGTTACCTACAACTTCAGCTACTTTCTTGAAGTTTATAGATTGCAAAAATCTACCTATTTTAGTTTTCTTCTTTTCTCTGTCTGGCATAATATTCTATTAAATCTTTATATTCTTCCTGTACATCGAAGCTCGGACAAGCCTTTCTTGCGAACTCGTTATGACCGTGTAATGTAGCGTCAGGATATTTTTCCATTAAGTCACATAAGAAATAATGTAATGAAGACTTTTGCTCTTCTGTTCTAGTATCCTTAGCAATCCATTTACCGTTTTTACCTCTTTTCTCTTCTACACCACCGATATAGCAGATTCCGATTGAACCTCTGTTCTGCTTAGATGAATGAGCACCTTGTTGTTCTACTGGTCTACCAGTTTCTATATTGCCGTTACGTTGTACTATATAGTGATAACCTATATCTCTCCAACCCTTACGCATATGCCAACCTCTAATAGTGTCTACTGAATAATCACGACCTTCTCTAGTTGCTGAACAGTGTAGTATAATTCTATTTATGTGTCTCATCTTAGTTTTCGTTAAAAAAGTTATTAATTAAAAAAGTTAATATAGAACCTAGTATACCCATAAGCCACCAGAAGACTCTTTTGATACTTCTATTAATATACATCATCTGCACCATCTGCTTCTGTAGGTCTTTAGTTACATCTCTCAACTCATTAAAGTCAGATACTAGTCCAGTACTATTACTGTAACTGTCATCCTGTAACACTGTAAGAATACGGTCAACCTTCTTATTAAGGCTTTGCTGCTTCTTTGCTAAATCGTCGACTTTCGTCTTAAAATTAGTCATTTGTTCTCTATCTTTCTGGTTCATAAGTGTTTATTTAAAAACAATTTTACTATGCAAGCATTACATTAATTGGGTCTATTATGTTGTTCGTCTTTGTAGGATTGTTATTCGTCGAATTAGCAAGCTTCGTCATTTAAAACTAATCCAGAAACTAAGTTAACTGAGCGATTACCGTCGTGATGATACCAACCATTTGTTGGGGTTGTAGTCATTGCTGAATCAGTGTACACATAGTCCCCTGAAGCAGGATAGGTTCCACTACCGTCGTGGTAATAAGTAGTGAATGTAGCAGAAAGACCACAAGCGTGATTCTTTGTAAACCCTCTAGTAGATACAGTGATAGCTGTCCCTGCTCCATTATCGTAACCATAAAAGTCTGACATAGACTGAGGTGCACTTCCAAGACCTGCAACTGAAGCACAGGTTAATAGTGATGACGTTCCACTAGATGAGCCGAAAACCTCTTCTATAATCTCACTCATTGATATCGGTCCACTTGTTTGTAAAGCCATTTATTTAGATTCTAGTATTTCTATTCTTTTCTGTAGTTCTTTATTTGACTCTATAAGCTCTTTATTTGATTCTATTAGTAAACCCACTAAGTTAGCATAAGCGACAGATTTCATTCCCTGATTATCAGTATGCACTACTTCTGGTATAATTTTCTCAACTTCCTGAGCTATTACACCTATGTTATTTGCATCATCACCTATTTTATTGAATGATACTCCTCTAAGCTTAGAAACCTTGTCAGAAGCGTTCTCTATCGTTTTAATGTTCTCTTTAGTTCTAACGTCTGAGGTAGCAGTAATGTCACCAGTAGCTCTAATAGCTCCATCTACGTCTAGTTTGTATGTTGGAGTATCGTCACCTATACCTACGTTACCACCTTCACGCACTGTGAATAGTTTGTTTGTATTTCTGTCTACGATATTGAAATTAATATTTGAGTTATCATACTCAAACCCCATCCTTTTTACATTACTAGAGTTATACATATCTAGAATCATATTATCGCCTGAGCCTGCATTTACTTTCATAGCAGGCACAGTAGCTGACATCCCTTCTATGTCAAGCATAGCTGAAGGATTATCAGTACCTATACCTACGTTGCCGCCATCCAGAATTGTAAGTCTAGCTATCCCACTTGTAGCAAGAGTTAATGGAGTAGCTTCGTAATTCCAAACAAATGCATTAGCGTTGTTCTGTCCTACTCTTAATCCATCACCACCACCTATTCCGCTTGTT